ACTGACCGGGGCCCCCATTCACCCACCCTAAGCTATTCGTCTCGTAGTAGCTCTGCACCGCGGACTGTCGTGACAAGTTGACCACATTGGTCCCAGTCTCGTGCTGCCAAAGCGTATACAGCCCATCATCGCCTTCCTCTGTGCCAGCCCAAATAGGCTTTCTGAACACCTCAGAGAAGGTCCCAGCAGAGCGGCGCGCGCCTAAGGCCTGACCCGCGTCATACCAGATCTGATCGCGCACATTAAAGACAATCGCGTCGGTGCACTCAGTAGCATCGCCACGCGGATAAAACCACCAAATCTCACCCCAGCGAGGAACCTTACTCACCCACACCTTTTGGCGCTGTGAATAGTTCAGGTTGTCGAAGAAGTAGTTGATGTTCATGTTGTTCTTCATCTCGGCAACGATGCCGTTGTACATCAAGAAGCGGTCAACACCACACCAATAATAAATTCCGTCGTACTCAATAACGCTACTCGACGACAAGATTGAGCTTTGGCTCGAAATAATGTCATAGCGCCAATAAATAGTTGCAGCGCCTACTGTTTGTGGTGAGTAGGACACTCGGACCAGACTGTCTAATGACCAGAACAGGCCACTAGGAGAAGTAGTACCCCCACGAACAGGCAAACCTTTAACAATCTTGCCCGTCGCGACATTGTTTGCGTTTGCATCTGCAGCCACCCAATTTTGAAAGTCGCCTGCGGAGCTGTTTTGAATCAGGCCATTGTTCCCATAAACAAAAAGATATGGGTGCAACAAAACACAGCCGCCAGATACCTCGACTTGGTTATCAAAGACAAGCGTGAATGTGCCAGACGCCGTTGCGTTTTGAGATAAGACGACATTGGTTACGCCAGAGCCTGCGGTGGAGCTTATAACAACGGTATTGGCTGGAATGCCAGTGCCTGTGACGAGCTGCCCCGGGTACACGAGCGCGTTCGTCCCAGTGATGACAAAAGTGTTGGCGCCAGAGGTTATGACGCCTGAGGCGCTGAACTTGCCGACTTCGCTCAGAGCGCCCCCGGGGAACTGGCCATACATCACAGGCGTATTCACCGTGCTATCAATAAACCGCAGGTTTTGGCCCGCATGCGCAACCAGAGAATTTTGGCCCGTGCCGTAAGTGTCGTAGCCGATATCAAACTGCCACAAGTTGTTATCGTTTGCAGTAAAGCCTGAATCTACCGTTGCGACAGTGATTGAGAAGCCAGTGCCTGTGCCACCAATGCTTGCGGCTGCAGCGCTTAACACATCACCCGCTACATAACCAAAGCCTCCAAACACCAAAGTAACACTAGAAACAGCGCCAGCAGAAACCGTAATGTTTGCCACAGCACCAGAGCCAGAGCCTCCTGTTAGAGCAACATTTGTATAGGTGCCGTTTGTATAAGCGCTGCCACCTACTAGAGTCGATGTCGTAAGAATTACACCAGCAAATGCAATGTTTGTTGGGCCAGAACCGACGCCATCATCATCATCTGTTTGCCACTCTTGAAGGCCATCACTCCAGCCAGAGTAAACATAGTTCAGACCATCGTCCGAACTCATAATCATGCCGCGGCTTATGCCTGAGGCGTTTTGGAATATGCCAACATAACCGCCCATCTTTCTTGGGCGACCGCGCTGAAAGCGTACCCAGCGGCCATCGACATAGCTAGGCGCGTCAAATAGCGTACCGTCGCGCTGGATGCCCGGCTTCACATTGAGCGATATTACCTTCGCACTCATTAGAATGTTCCGCCCGAGATGCCAGCAGGCACAGCTAATCCTGTCGCCGTAAGCGTCATCGCGTTTGAGCCGTTAAGAGACCATCCAACTTGGTTGGTCGCTGGCTGGTACATACCAGTGTTCGTGTTTCCAGTGAAGTTCAGCGATGGCGCCGCCGCAGATCCTGCGCCAATAGTCAGCGTTGTGATCGATCCACCAGAAGCCGAGCTTGAGTTATAGACATTCGTGCCATCACAAACGACAGTCAGTGTTTGACCCTGCGGGACCGTTACCGTTGCTGCACCGACCGCAGAGGTCTTGAATGTCAGAGAAAAGGAGCCAGTCGTCTGGTTGTTCAAATAATAAATTTGAACCGTAGACGGCAAAACAACGATCACATTACCAGTCAGCGCGCCAAAGTATTCTTGAACCACATTGGCATACTCAACCGCTGTGAGCGTGTAGGTGCCAGTAGTAACCGTCTTTGCAAGCTGTGTGTAAGCAAATGTGTTGCTGCGGCCGTATGCAAAAGTGCTGTAGCCATCAATGCCATTCGAGACAATAACAAGCGATTCGGTTAACTGCAGCTGCTGATTCGCATTCGTGTCAATCGTGTCAGTACCACTAGGTGTCAGCGTGACGACCCCAGATCCACCGTTACGGACCATGACAAACCAGCCGTTACCAACAGACGCTGCAGTAGGCAGGGTTACCGTGCCTACACCGCCTGCCCACACCAAGAACTGTGCGCGATAGGTATTATTTAAAACGACATTAGAAAATATTGATGACTCTTGATAAGTCTGGTTAAGCGTAGTGTTAATAGCCGTCAGGCCATAACCAGCTAGTGCTGCAGCGTTAGCAGAAGAGGTCCCAGCACCAAATGTCACCGTGGCCCAAGTGCCATTCTCTGTCGAGTTGTCCGTGATATAGATGTACTCAGAAATGCCAGACGCAATCGATACGATCGTGTTGCCACTGATATCAGTAACCGTGAAAGTATTCGAGCCAATGTTGTTAATCAGTACGCTTTGGCCAACAGAAACCTGCGAGGCTGCAGGCATCAACAAGTCTAGGCCTGCTACCGTGGCCGTCACTTCAATGATGTTTGCAACTACATTCGCAGTATTGCCATTCACTGGCCATTGAAGCTCGGTATTGACTGAAATTGTCAGCGACTCATACCCAACCTGCGATGGGCTGATTGTTTGTCCTGTAAACGGGTTGGTATATGATGGCATAACTATTCCTTAGGAATCTACAGCGACAGCTTGGCGATCACCAACGCGGGTCACATCTTCAGTCTTAAGCGCTGCAATGGCTTCTTGGTATTTCTGCTGGAAGATCTGCCTAGCATCGTTCTTTAAGAACGGCATGGCCTGCAAAAGGGTGCCAAATAACATTGCATTTGGTGCGTTTTGGGTCAACCAATTGGTCTGATTCTGCGAAGACAGTGGCTCGATGCGCTCGTAGTACAGCACCTCAAAAGCGTAGTCTTCATCAGGGGTGGGGGCCACGAGCCAGTGCTCATAATCGTAATCTGCGTAAAACTTCGGCAGGCCCGTCGTTGTGGCGTCAGGGGTATACGACTTCAGGTACTCGTATTTGCGCAGCAGCACAGGGCTTTTAGAGCCGTTTACGGACACTTCCATTGAAGTCGTCTTGCGCCAGCGCGCAGGCTTTGCAATGACAGGCTGTCCAGCTATCATGTTCCCTTCTACAACCTGCATTTGGCCAAGCGTTTTAATCTGCTGGGCAATCTCAAATTCAGCAAGGGTGATAAAAGTTGGGATGGCCTCGACGACAGCCGCATCACGGCGCTCTAGGTACTGAAGCACCATGGTGTTAAGACTATCATAGGTCATTACCCAAGAGACTGTCATTTTAGGACCTATCCAATCATAGAGGTTGCTTTGATTTTAACAGCCGCAACCCTATTTAACCAGCCTTTGCCAAAGGTCTCGAAGGTGTTTAGGCTGCGGTAGAAAGATTCCTTCTCTTCGCTAAACCCGTCGATCAATTCTTGCTTGCTGAATTTCTTGGCCGCTTCTACTGTCATGGGTCCAATCGATCCGTCAGGAGCGGTGCCGACAACGCTTTGTAGTATCTTGGCGCTGCGCCCCGGGCCCGCATTGACCGCGAAATCAAATACGAGGTAATCAATACCCTCTGGCAGGTCATCACAGCGGCACGCGTCCCAAAACTTCTTCTTGTACAGTGGCTCAACCTTTTCAGGCGTCAGGCCGCGCATCTCTTTCTCGTCTGACTCGCGGCCGACCCAGTTTTCCCAAGTGGCCTTAGTCACTCCAAGGTTAGTCATGCCGCCGGGGTCGGACGGGTGGTTAACGAATCCTCCCTCGCTGGCCAGCATCAACTTAAATGCGTTGTCCCAATTACTTTGCATTTTCTATTTCCTTTGTTTTTCGTTTCTCAACCATATCTGCAACCTTCTCGACCGTTCTGCCACCGAAGTAAAAGGACATGATTATGATGCCCCACTGGCCTAGCAGCTCAACATATTGCTTGTGCGTGTCAATGTCGAATGCAGACATCATCGCAAAGGTGAAATAGCCCCCCAGAATGATCAGAAGGGTCATAGGGCGAATATTCTTTGACAGCCAAGAGTCTGATGTCATGTCCACTGCGTGGCGCTTGGTGAGCTCACCTTGCTCTTGCATGTCGGCCTGCATCTTTGCAAGCTCACCGCTTTGTTGCAGCTCCAGAAGTTTAAGCTTGGCCTGCTCGGCTGCGTTGGCATCAGGGAAAATCTTGTCGATTATCTTCCCGCCGATGTTCAGGATGTCGAGGATTGGCAGCATGTCAGAACCTCGCGCCTGAGAACCATGCTTTTACAGCTATCCATTTGGCGCCACACCACGCCTTGAGTGCTTCCCATTTTGCTTTCATTTGTCCATCTCCGTAGCAGCTAAAATTATTCGGGTCTTGACGGATGTTAAGTCCCGTGGTTCTGCTTTAAAACCTACAGTAATATACCCAGCAAATTTACCAATCTCGTTTGGGATTGGCGCACGACAAGCATAAGTTACACCCACAGACTTAGCCCACTCTCCCGCAGGCGTGGACGACTCAAAGTTACGACACGCAACTTCATTGTTCAGCATACTAATTACGTCTGCATTGCGGGTTGGGCTTGGGTTAAATAAACTGACTGTTAAGCCTTCGAGCTTATGGTTGCGTTCGCCGTTTGCCATTGCAAGCACCGTAGTGCGACTGTTCGTGGCAAGATTTACTTTATGAACGATCAATCCAACGCCGTTTACATCTTTAATTAACGAGTTTGCCAACGGAATTAACTGCTCATGGTCTTTGAGCTGTGGCATCGAGTTGCTTGACTTGATTGCAGCCAAGATGACCTGACGTGAATCCCAAGCAAAGTATCCAGCAAAAGCTATGGTGGACAGTAGGATGACGGAAACAAGCTTGAATGGATTATCCACCCACTTGATTAAATCAAGAATTTTGTCGGTCATGTCCCTTGGTGCTGCCTTTGGTGCAGTCACTGTTTTTCTTGCCGCAGCTCGCTTTACTGGCGCCTTGGCAACGGTCTTCTTTGCCGTAACCATTACTTATCGACCTTATTGTCGAGGCGCTCGAATAATCTGTCGAGCAATAACTCGATGCGGTCAAAGCGCTTGTCCATGTCTTGACGAAAGTTTTCTACTTCGGACTTCTTGACATAGTTCTCACTGACATGCAAGCGGATCGCAGAGACATCTTCCTTGAGTTCTTTGACAGAGTCCCAAAGCTGACGGGCAAACCAGCCCATCACGCCAATTGCTGCGGCCCCGCCTAAGTTGATGAGATATTGCCAGTCCATCATTTATTCCTTACAGCCAAATAAATTATCCAAGGTATGAGTGTCATTAACACAATAAAGTAGACTGGCATCAAGAACAGTGAGCCAATTACATAGGCACTATTCTTGAGCAGGCGCATCAGCTTTGGCGGCTTGCGCCTCAGCTTGGACGGCATTGATTAGCTGAAATACCTCGCCATATGGTCGCTGGGCAAGGTAGTTCAGGATGGCTTGCATCAGTTCAGTTGAGATGTTCATGCTGTGTAAGAACCCGACGAGTTAAATTGCAAGATAGTGTTTGCGCCGCTTGTCGTAACTGTAGGCGAACCTGTGGTTGTGCCTGTGTAGCTTGCGGTAGGAATTGACAAAATAACTACGCCAGAACCGCCAGCTCCGCCAGTGTTTCCAGCGCCAGAGTT